CTACAAGGCGTCCACCCGGCGTGTCGGCCAGGTAATTGGCTATCCCATCAAACTCGCGAAGCGTCTGCCGTATGAAGCCTTGGAGGTCGAACGCCTTAAGGCCCAATGCGTCAAACACTGAAACACCCGCCTCTAGGAGCGGGTCAAAGACATCACCAAGCCCCGCCAATGTAGACCGGACCTCAATGCCGAATTGCTCCGCGCGCGCTTCAAGGTCCGCGAAACCATCAGAGCCATCGCTCACAAAATTGGCCAGCGCCGTGGAGAACTCGCCGCCGCGATCGAACGCGCCGAACGTCACAAGCGCCGCATTGTAGACCTTCGTCATCGCGTCATCGAAGGTGACGGGCAGTTCGCGGAATTCGGAATCGATGCCAGCCGTAAACTTCTGGTTGGTCAATGCGGCCAACAGCTTGTCGCTAGTCAGTTTCCCTTCTTCGCCAAGCTGCTTGATCTGGCCAATCGGCTGCCCCATAGCTTCCGCCAGCAGCCGTGCCAGACGGGGTGAAGCCTCAAGGATGCTGTTCAATTCGTCGCCACGCAGCGCCCCGGATGCGAGCGCCTGGCCGAATTGCAGGGTTGCGGACGCGGCCTGATTGGCATCGGCCCCGCTGATCTTTAGCGTTTTCGAGAACGTCTCGGTCGCGCGCGCGGCTTCCGCCTGCGTCCCGCCCAATTCCTTCGCCCCGCGCACAAAATTGGCATAGAGCGATGAAGTTTCCGACAACCCGCTGCGCGTTTCATCAGCTATCCGGCGCACGTCCTCTTGCGCTTGACCGAACGAGCCAAAGCCACTGGTTGCCAGTTTGAGCGTGGCATCCAGCTTCTTAGCTTCATCAGAGATTTGCAGAAACGACCGCGCCAGCGCTACAGCCGAAACGCCAGCAAGCGCGCCCTTGATCGCGCTCATGGACGAGCCGACCAACATCTGCGCGCGCGATGCAGAGCCGCCGACGCGCTCAAAGCCAGTGGTCATCCGATTCTCAAGGCGGACGATTGACCCCTCTTGCAGCCTCAGACTGGCATCAACCCGCCGCGCCGTCTGCTGCATCGTCGCGTTGTAACTGGCAACGTCCGCGCGAAGCTGGAGGATTACGGGGTCGATTTCTGGCATGGGGTCATGCTACGGGGGAGCGCCGGGGTCGATTATAACCCTCAGGGCTAAGGGGCATGCGTATGCGGGCGACGGTGTTGATTATGGCTATCGGGCTTTCCGCGTGCGGCGCGTCGCGCCAGGACGAGGCAGAGGCAATCGCAGCGCGGGATCTGGCCGACCCGGAAGCGGCTCAATTCAGAAGCGTGGAAGCGCTGGGCAAGCATTGCTTTACCGGCGAACTCAACGCGAAAAACCGCATGGGGGCTTACACCGGCTACCGGCCATTCATTGTTGACATGCGGAAAGGCGAGGTCGCGATCGTGCCAGACCCTCCGATCAACGAACCGCGAGATGATGACGCGATTGCGCAGGCGAGGGTGGAGATTTTCAGGGACGATTGCGCCGCAACCTAACCCCGATGCGCATCCATAAACCGCCGCAACCGGTCCACGTCCTGCACGCCCTTGGGTTTGCCATCGCCGCCCGCCGCCTCGTTGTGGGCTTCCAGCGCCTCGAAATAGCCCGATAGGGACAACCGCTCCCAATCCAACCCCATGCCGCCGCAATTGGCGATCAGCTTACCTTTGGAGAGCGCTTCCGGGGTTTTCGCGCGGCGGGGGCTACCGGCTTTTTTTTTAGGCTGATGCCGTTGATCGCGGCATTCAGGATCGCCCAAGCAAGGTGCATCCCCTCAATCAGCGGACGCGCGGGAAACACGTTGTCATTGACCAACTGCGCGGCAACCTGGGGGGCGACATCGACCTTATCGCCATCGACCAAGCCGGAATTGCCGCCGATCAGGCCTTGCATGATGATGTTGCGGATATCGCCGACCAAAGCGGTTGCGCCACCCATGTAGACTGGGCCGTCTTCGGAAATGCCTAACCCGCCGCTGATCGCGTCATACATCGCGAAGATGGAGCGGGGATAGCCTTCGTGCTTGTGCGCAGCCGGGCCGCGCTCGACCGCGATGACCTGCGGCAGGGGCAACCAGAAACGATACTTGCCGCCCGCAAAGTCGAGTTCAACCGCCGTGTCAGACATTACGGCGCGACTGTCCATTCAAGATCGTCTTGGCCTTCCAGGGTGATTTCGAGCGTGGAGCCTTCCGCGTTTTGATCGGAGGTCTGGTTGTGCGTGGTCAGCATGGCCGTGCCTTCGTAGGTGCCGAGCAGTTCGCCAGCGTCGGTATCGTCGTCGCGGTAAAGCTCGATCTTGTAATTCTTGAGGACACCCAGAGCGCCAGTATAGGTCGCCTCCAGATCAATATTCTGGACTCCGTTGCCACTGATCTGCCAGCTCGTGCCGGTGCTGCGCAACTTGCGCTGGCCCGGTCGCCCCATCTTCGCGCAGTCGCGGCGATAGCGCTCGGTCATGTTGGCGCTGCGATTGATCGACACGCTTTCGATCCCGCAAAGCTGCGTGAACACGGCAGGCGGGCCATCGGCGGTCTGAATCTTGATCAGCGCAAAATCAGCTTCGGTTGGAAAGCTCACGGCAATATCTCCAGCATCGTTTGCAGGAGACTAGGGCGCGTCACTCGTCTGGTTTATAACCCTCAGGCTTCTTGCGTGCGGCGTATTGCGCCCGCTCCAATGCCATCCTTGCGGTGCGCTCTGCGTGCCATTCGACCATGCCCGGCGCTTGGGCTTCCACGATGAAGCATTGAAGGCCATGAGCGCCTTCTTCGTCGCCCTTCGCAGCCATCTCATCGGATGCCGCGATCACGTCTTTCGTGTCCAGTTTGCCCGCGCGCATAAGCTGCACACAGAGCGCTTGGAACATGCGTTCGGTAATATCGCCGGGGGTCATCTCGCTTGCATATCAGCCGCGCTGGGCTTGCGCTATCACATTTGCGATCCCGTGATAGGCGTCGCGCTCGGCCCCGTCCTGCATCAGTCGCGATGACCGGACGGCCAGCTTATAGTTGACGCCAGCCACGGTGTAGCGGTGGTTGTGCAGCGCTTCGACCACGGCGCTGTTGATGCGCCCGCAATGGTCGCGCGCAGTTTCGATCATCTGCGCATTCAGCCCAAGGCGCGGCTTGGCGAACGAGTGGACCATGAACGTCACGTCCGATCGTGTGGTGCATCCCCGGCCGCGCGGGATAGCCTGTGTGCCGTCGAGGCGGATGAAGGGCCATGTCGGTTCCTCTGTCACCGGCTCGATCGACGCCTTCGCCACGATCGCCAGCAAGGGGGCGTCTGCTTTCAGGGTGATGGTGGTCGCGCGTTCCGTGTCGCGCAGGATGTCTCCTGCCATTGTTAGTCCTTCGATTTGGAGCGGCGCACAGCGGCGGCGACTGCTTGCTTTACGAGTTGCTCGGCTTCTTTGCGCTTGGCGTCGCGGGCGGTGGACATAAAGGGGCGCGCGGCTGTTTTTGAATCGCCGAACTCAACCAGCACCGGGCCTTGTTTTGCTCGGTTAGGGCCATACTGCGTCGTGTTGGAGGCGAAAGACCTTGATGTCTTGCCAGCCTTTCGCTCCGATCCGAATTCCAGTGGAGCCGAATATGGGGCATTGCTGCTGACCTCGACCAGCAACGGCCCGGCCTGCACCGTCTCGATATTGTTGCCCAACACGCCGCTGTCCTGATTAGGATATTGCCCTGGCGCAGACGGCACATGCCCTTTGCCTGATACAGCGCCGGATGTGATGCCTATCTGCGCCTCGACCTGTATCATTTCGCCCGCCGCAAACAGCGCCTTGCCGACATAGCGCGTCATATCCGGCCCTGACAGTTTCCGCAGGCGGGCGACATGTGCCTTTGCGCCGATCATACGGCTTTTCGCCATCACATCTTCCTCCCTCGCAATTCCCACCCCGCCGCTGCCGTATCCAGCCCGACAAACTCGATGGACCAGATGCCGACGAACTCTGCCGGCCCGTCCAGTATTTCGATCGTGTCGGACGTTCTGACATTGCCCTCCAACGTGGCGGACAGGACGATGATGCGGCGGTCCTTCTCGGCAAAACCTTCCTGCAAGCGCATGGCTTCCGTTGCCGCGTCGACCTGAGCCTTGCAGGGGCGCAGTGTGGGCGATCCTGATCCGGGGATGATGCTGCCGCCATCGTCATAGTCGATCACGCCCTGCCGGATGATCTGGGCGTCATGGAATGGTCCGCCAAACGCCGCGGAGAAGGCCAAGCCGATGTCAGCGAAGGCGGCGGCCATGTCCATCAGGCGCAACCGACCAAATACGGCCCGCCAAACAATCGCCGCTGGATCGCCGCGAGTTGCTGGCCGTAGGGCGTCGATGCAAGATCACCCTTGGCGCGCGCCGCAACCACGCTATCGGACATGGTGGCGGAAAAGGTGGCGGATTTGAAGCTGGTCGCCCCGGTCGCGATCACGCCAGCAACCGCCCCCATGCCGATCGTCTGGAGCGCCAGATAGTGCGCCGTCATCAACTCGGTCGCGCGCTGCTGATAGCTACCATAGCGATCGGTGATGTCCGCCTCCGCATCCGTTGCCCATGCGGCATAGGGCGGCTCTGTCAGCGTGGTGAACGCGACATATTTGGCCTTGAAGTCGTCAAGGGGGAGGCGGGCGTAGGTCACTGGATCAGCCAGACCGCGCCGGTAGAGACCGCCGTGATGCGCGCCGGAACGAATGGAATAATGCCGGCCTTGGCGGGGAAGCTACGCGATGTCCCGGCGCTGTTTTTCGTCGTCAACGTGCAATCCGCTGTCACGTAGACCGCCTTCACATTGCCGGGCAAATCGGTGTCTGCCGGCGTGTGGGGGGAGGCGTCGGAACCGATCGCCAGAGGGTCGAACTGCCTTGCGCTGCTGAAATTGTCGGCCATGTCATATCCTCAAAAAGAAGGCCGCCGCATCCGAAGACGAGGCGGCCCGTTACCCCCGGTGCGACCCGGTTACTGCTTGGCGTCCGCTTCCTTCGCAGGCTTGCTGTCGGCCTTGGCGAACCATTCTTCCGCGAAGTCGTCCGCCTCGATCGTCTCGCCTGGCTGCGCCTCGATCAGCTTGCCGTCGAGGTATGCACCGCGTGGGCCGCTGCTGATATTGGTGACCTTCGTTTTTGCCATGATCGGCCCTCCTTAGAAGCTATCGCGGTAGACCATGCCATTGGGCAGACGCACTTCAACGCCGCCAACGTTCATGATGCCACCAACCTCATAGACAAGGCTGGCCTTCTGGAACGCGGGCAGAAACTGGTGCGGGCCGGGCAGGTGGAACTTGAGAACCTGCGAGTTATTCGCATAGGCGACCAAGCGGGTGCTGCTGCTGGTGCCCGCCGTTTCGAGCGCGCGGCTCTTGAGGATCGTCAAACCCTCGCCGGCGACATTGTTGGCAAGCAGGAACGACAGGATGGTCGCATTGGTGTCGCCCACGCGCTGGGTTGCGATATAGTTGTAGGCACTGGTCGGAAGGACCAGCGTATCTGCAACCATCGTTTCGCCAGAGCCGGTTTCAACGGCGGTAAGGGCTGCGTTGATGTCGCGCAGGATCAGGTCAGGCGACTTTGCCGACCACAGGCGCGACGAGCTGGTGCCGTCTGCGGCGACCTGCGCGGAGGTGACGTTGGCGTCGTTGGTGAAGCCGGTCCATCCCTTTTCGCTTTCACCACGGGGCGTCTTGCCGGTCATGGCAATGCCGTAGATGAAGCGATCGGCGGCGTGGCCGGCAGCCATGGCCTTGTCGGACGAGAGCGACCGGCCCAGCTTGGCGGCGCGCTGTAGCTCCTGCGTGTTCCATTCATAGCCGATCGCGGCCAGATGGAAGTTGCGGGTGTTCTGTTCCATCTTGGACGACGCATAGGGCATATCATACGCCCCACCGCCCATGAACTCGGCCTGGCCAACGCTGTCCATCGAATAGACCAGCGTGCCAACGTCCCACATATCGCCCGATGAATCGACCGTCATGAAGCGCGTGATGTCGAAGCTGGGATACTTCGTCATGTAGAC